ACCATTAAAGCACAACTTCATCACTTTCGGAATAGTATCATGCCATAGCGATTGTTTTGCATGGTTGAAAGCGAACCTGACAATGAGGTGTCTTGAACCAGGTTCTTTTAATGCCCTGAGAATGATGTTATGAATGATGATAAACGACTTTCCGGAACGTGAGCCACCGTATAAAAGACAATACTTTGGGCCCTCGCTGAGCAACAAACCGGCCTCTAATTGCTTTTGGGTATACTTCATGCGTTCTTAAATTGTTCGGGAAAGTGTAACTCCACACCACCACTTACGGTGTGGTCCTGTCTGTCTGTCCACTTGAAATTAGACTTCAGATTCATTATCCCCGATGCTTCTTTGATCTTTCCCTTTTTAATGTGCGAAAAACAATTTGCCTCAAGGTTAGATAAAATACGACTATACAAGTCTTCCAACTCCGAGAACTTACTTACCAAATATGTAAATACGTCTCTATAAGTGCCAAGATCACGGGCTATCTCTCCGATGAAGTCATAATCATCCTGAGTTGATAATTCAAGTGCTTTATCAAATAACTCCTGAGCTTCTTTCAAAGTCCAAACTTCAGCATTCTTATTTCCTTTCTTTGCACCCACTTGATTATCAATATATTACTAATTGTGGATAAAAAGCACCTTATCAATCTTCAGCACCCTATAATTATTCTCCTTGCAATACTTAACCACTTCCTCGCAGTATATACCGTCTGCCTCAAGTTTGAAACTGTTGAACCCTACTCTTTTTGCTATGTCGGCCCTGACAACAAAGGCTCCCATGTCTATCCCGCATAACTTAGGGCTTGTCTTGAATACGTTATAATCGAAATATGAATGTAGCATATCGCAATATACCATACCCACCGCTTTTGTCATCCCTGTCAGCATCTTGTCAACAAACGTCCGAATGTAGTAGTTGTCATCATTCGTTATGAGTATCGGATCATCGGGGTTGCACTTTATCTTTTCGAGCATCATCTTACGGTTTGGATGCCCCCATTTACCCTTTCTTTCCTTCGACTCACATAGTATTAAACGCTTATCCTGAAATTCTGTTACAATATCTGTTATTTCTTTTGGAGTTGGGCCGTCATGAATGATATATAAGAGCCAGTTAGGATTTGTCTGAACGATGAAAGAGGAAATCATTAACTTTATCTCTTTCGGACGCTGATAAGCTACTGCTATTATCTGAAGGGTTCTCATTTCAATTCCATATCATCAAAACTCCCATCCCGGTTCAATCTCATCAAGTCCCTTGTCTTTTCTTACTTTCCTTGTCCCTGCGGTGTCGTGCCTTATATACTTTGCCGGTACCGATTCCCATGTACATCCCTTCCCTGATGTGTGTCCAAGTCCGGGGAAGCTCTTTATTATTTTTGCTGTCAGCCCTCTTTTATGAATGTCCAGAGCAGCCTTATAAGCCGGCGCGCCATGATGAACATAGGGATGAAACTTAAAATACTCCGACACCTGCAACAAGTGAAAGTAAGGGTGTAGCATCATCATGAAAGGCTGTCCCCTGTGATATGGCTTCGCTCCGTAGTTATGCCCGTCATAGGCTGTCTTTTCCAGATAGCCCACCCCGTAAGTATCTTCTTCCATCATGGCGAGCATCTTCTCAACTGGACTCTCAATAAACTCAATGTCGCTGTCAAAGATTAAAGCATAACGGGTCCTTATAAGCCTTATCCCAAGGTCCATGCCTTTGCCATGCCCTATGTTGTATTTAGCATGATAGACGTTTGTCAGCTTAGAGGCAATATCTACGATGTATTCATAACAAGGATCACTCTCGTCTGAGCCGTCAATTATTATCAACCTCATCTTTGGGTGAAACTTCCTGAATGACTCGTATGCCGTTTTCAGGAGGTCTTTCGTATTATGGCTGACCACTAAAGCCGTTATTAGTTTATCTAACACTACTTATTACAGGATCAAAAATTATACAGTTACGGTCAATATCTTCCAAATCTTCCATTCGTCTTATCCCCTCGTTACCGCCACCCCAACCCCTGTCGGTTTTAAATATCCATTCTGAACGGGATTTCGTGACGTAGTGATTTATCACCGCAAGTTTCCGGGATGAATCAGTAAAGGCATCAGGGAACGGCACGAAGTCTTCATTGACAACAGGACGGGACGATATAGGAAAATGCGGGTGTCTTATGTCTAAACAGTATTTCGCATTTATAATCGTCTTAACGTGACTGTTTCCCCCGTTGATACCCCGAAACGTATCAGGCACTCGCCATAAATAGTTATCCCGTACATTGCCTTCTGGTTTCTCGATATGCCCTGACGTTCCGTAGATCCTCCAATTAAGTCCTAACCCGCCAAACTCTGAATAAGGCTCAATGAGGTCTGCAATATTTGAATGCTGATACATCACAATAAACTCATCTATGTCAATGCGGGCCATCCAATCACAATCGAAGTTTTGCAGGGTTTCAAAATGAGGTATATTTTCAGACCAGACAGTAAACGGACGTGGATTCAGGATTACCGTCACTTTGTCACCCCAAATGTTTTCAAGTGGCGGGTCGCTCATGTTGTCGTAAATAACGATATGCTCAATGCCGATGCCTAAATGATAATTAACCCACTCGTCAAGATATGGCGTTTCGTCTTTGACCTGTGTGGATATGATAACCTTATAGTGCATCAAAGTCCCCTGTTTTCATGTGAACGGCACGATAGTTCTTGCTCGTTTTCATTGATTCGTAAAGTTGTCTGTTCATCTCCCATCGTTTCGCAGTTATGCGTTCAGTGCTCTGCGGGGTGTAATGCCACTGATGAACCACATAAGGAAAAGAGGTTATCTCAACCGTTAATCCTAACGCTTTTACACGCCTCAGAAAGTCATCATCACCGTAAGCCACTCCATAGGCAAAACGCTCATCCATGCCGTTTAGCTTCCTCATGTTCTCTACTGTAATCGCAGAACACCAATCATATCCCCGTGGGAAATACAAGGGATGATTATACCATGCTTCATCACCGTCAAAAGTAGCACCCCTTTTAATGTCTGGAGGGTCGTCACCTCTTTCTGTCCTTTCCTTTCCTAAACTAAAACATCCAAAAGAGATATATGTCTTATCCGTTACTTTTAATGCGTAGCGTATCACATCGCCCACATGATAACACTCCGCATTCTGTAAGATTATGATATCCGCCCCGGTAGTAATTGCCCTTACGATGCCCATATTTAAGGGAATGTCTTTGTCGAACCAATCCTTTTCATTTATACGGATCACTTCAACAGGGTAATTATCCGGGACTGTTAAAGGTATTTCAGAGCAATCATCAACCACTATAACATGAACAGAATATTCCTGTTTGAATATCGAAGCAATCGCCCTGTTAAATTGCGCCTGACGGTTAACGTATGTCATCACTATCGCAACCTTCATTTCTTAAACCCTTTCACCACCACCTTCCCCGGCAACTTCTCTATCTCAACCTCCTGGTGCCAGGTCTCCTCACCAGCTCCGGCTAAACCGTAGGTGACACTTTTCTGCCTGACGAGATAACCCGAAACAATGCGTGTCTTGTCCGGCTCTGCTTTCAGATACACCTGCTCTCCTTCACGGAAGGCTACCGATATGACTTTACGAATCATTTTACCAAGTCATCAATTACTATCCCGTGTTCATCAAGCTTCTCGGAGAATATTTCAAGCATCTTGTCAAGCACCGTGTAGGCATCGTACTTATATTCCTCTATCTGGTACTCCATGCCCTTTTTAGAGTTGTAAACGAAGTCCCAGATGACAAGTGCCATATCCGTTGACTTCAAAGCCCTCAGATGTTCCAGCCTGTCATCAGGATCGTTTAAGTCGTATGTTATTGTTGCCTTTGCCATGTCTTTTTATAAAATGAGAGGCTCCCACTTTCCTCTCTTGTGCCTAAAGTCTTTTCCCTTTCGGGGGGCAGGATGGCATTTGTCCTTTAGCCTGAGTGGTTTTAAATATTTTAACGGGCGTTTAGGTTTTTGGACAACTCGCTTTCGCCTCTTGCCTCGCTTGACCATGCGCCCGTTATATTGGCAGGGTGTCGAATTTTTACAGCTAACATGAATGTTGCCAACCTTTATCAGAGGTACGACTTGCCCTCGACACTGGGTGCACTGCGGGGCGATAAACTCCCATGTGCTTTAGCATCCTGCCAAATTTCATTAATTTCAAAGAACT